CGCGGTACGGTTATAAATTTCAGCACCGTTTTTCTTCACTATCAGGCGGCATGACGAATAAGTATCGCTGTTCTCCCGCTCATGTCTGGCACCGCTGAAAGCCACCGCCGGAATAACAATCTGCCGGTTAAACGGCTGATCGTCATAAACCCTGACGGTAATGGTTCCTGATGGCCAACGCTTCGGTGCACGGGAGTCACGAGGGAAAGCCTTACCCACTGTTTTAACGAGATCGCCTTCAATCTGGTTTGCAGACAGTTTCCCTCTGATGACACAGTTCTCGTTAATGGTGACATTATTGAGCGTGCCGGTATTCGCCGTGATGGCTCCACTGATATCCGCATTGCGGGCTGTCAGCCTGCCATCCGGCGTCAGGGAAAACGTCGGAGGATTGCCGGATGACGTGATGCTCACCGCAAACAGTCGCTTCAGGAACACGTCGTTCATGAACAGCTGATTCCCCTGCGCCACAAACAGCGGCGTGGTGTTGCCGTTCTCCGGGGTAATCATCGCAATGCGATCGGCCTGCAGCAGAATGTTACTCAGGGTCTGACCATCAACATCCTCAATCCCCGCGCCAATCCCGGCCACATAGGGAATACCGTTTTTTGTTTTCTGCACCTTCAGCATATACATGGCATTCAGCTCATTGCGCGTGTCTGACTGAACCCGCTGGATTTGCTGTATGGTCACGGCCTGGTCACCCAGTTTTTTATCCGTGGTCGAGGTAATTTCACTCCCTTTTTTATCCACGTACTGGCGGACCTGTGCTATCTGTCGGGCGTTTTCTGACTGCCCCTGGCTGACAGTCTGTGAGATTTCACTGCTCACCCGGTCCACTTTCTGGCTCACCTGCGCGATGGCCAGTGTCTGGTCCTCATTCTTTTTCGCAACCAGCTGCGTGAGGCTGTTTTCCGCCTCCCCGATTTTCCGGGTCACTTCTGCGATATCCGTGTCCATCCGCTGACGGATGTCTTCTTCCAGTTGCGTGACCTCCGTACGCAGCGCTGAAGCATCAATGCGCTCTTTCAGTGCCTGGCCCAGAAGCGTCTCATCTATCAGCCCCCGGAAAATTTCCAGATACCCTTCACCATCATTGCTGGGCTGCCCGCTGGCTTCCACAAAAGCAGATTTTCCCACCAGGTTGACGCTTCGCACGTAAAACCAGAAATCCGTCCCCGGCTTAATCCGGCTCCCCTGGACAGTCCACTGACTGCCGGTCCCCAGATAACGGGCAGATTTTTCCACCTGTGCCGTGTTCGTGATGCGTTTTTCTGAGAACCAGAATTCAAACTGTACCGTCGGGTCATACACCGCAAGACGCGGGACCGCCGTTATCTGAAAATACCCCGGCGTCAGCTCAATGGTGGCGGGTTTTGCAGGCGCGTTAATCCGGAAGGTGGTGGTCGCAGGTTCGCCCTGCTGGCCGTAGCTGTTAATGGCCCGCACCGTCAGGGTGTATTCCCCCAGCGGCAGACCACTGAAACGGTGCTCCGTGTCTGCGGTGATGGCGGTGCTCACCAGACGGCTGTCTTCTCCGCTTCCGCTGGTCAGACGCAGACTGAAGCGCACACCCTTCACCACCCGCGGCGTGTCCCATTTCGCCTGTGCCAGATACTGACCGTCAGCTGCACTCACCTCCACCGTCAGGTGCTGCACTGCCGGTGGGATAACGCTGTTCAGGCTGCCTGACTGCGGCTCAAAGCTGGCCCCGTTATCCACAATGGCTTCTTTTTCCGGTACGTGCTGCACCGCCGTGATGGCGAACGTGCCGTCCGTGTTTTCCCGAATGGAGACACAGCGGAACAGGCGACGACGCAGTGACGGCAGGGAGAGTCCCCACACACCGTATGTCTCCACACCATCCGGCAGGGTGCTGACCTGTATCCGGTCAGGCGCGGGGTGTGCGGTGATGGCCACGCTCGCCGGCTTACCGCTGCCGTTAATCAGATTAACAGTGGCCGTGCCGGTCTCCGGCAGTGTCACCTCCCGGTCCAGCGTCAGGGTACGGCTGGCGGCATCGATGGACAGGACACGTCCGCCGGTCATGGTCCCGGCATAGTCGTTATCACAGATTTCAATGATGTCACCGGGTGTGTGACGCAGCCCCTGTGACCCGAGCGTGAAATCCACCGTCTGCGTTTCCAGCAGTTCGGTCTTTATCACCCACAGCCCGGCACGGTGGGCCTGACCGCGGCTGGTACAGCCGAACGCGTCCATCTTCAGCAGGTTGCGTCCGTAGCGCAGTATGGCTTCCGGGTCTTCCACCAGTTCCGTGGAGGTCTGCCAGCCGTTCTGCGGGTCGGTGTAATTCACCTCCACTGCCGTGTGCCGGTCCTTCAGGGCACTGAAGCTGTAGCGGAAACCCACGCCGTTATCATCCACCACCACATCGCTGTTGGTGTACGGCCACACCACATCCGACGGACGGTCCTGAACGAACGTCAGCGTCTGGCCGTTCCATACCGGCATACAGCGCATCGCAGAGCAGAAATCACTGAGAACGTCCCACGCCTTACGCTGTTGTGCCAGGTACGCATTAAAGGTCATCCGCGGCTCGGTCCCCCCGAAACCATCCGGGACCGTCTGGTCGCAGTACTGCCCGATGGCATACAGCGCCCACTTGTCCACATCCGCCGCCCCCAGACGTTTTCCCATGCCGTAGCGCGGGTGAGTCAGCATGTCCCACAGACACCAGGCCGGGTTGTTGCTGTATGCCGGTTTCAGGCTGCCGTCCCAGATACCACTGTACGTGCGTTTTTCCGGGTCATAGTTTGACGGCACCTGGATGATGCGACCGCGGATATGGTAGTTCACCGTCATCTGCTGGCCGCCGAACTGCTCCGCATCCACCTGCAGCCCCACAATGGCCGTGTTCGGGTAGCACTGTTTCACATCGATGATTTCGGTGTATGACGACCACAGCGTCTTATTCTGCAGCTGGTCCGTGGTGCTGTCCGCCGTCTCCCTGACCATCCGGATGTTAAAGGGCCGGGGAGGCAGATTATCCAGAATCACCGAGGCCAGGAACTGCGAGGTGGTCTTGCCGTTAATGGTGACATCCTTTTCCGTCACCCAGCGGCCATTACGCTGTAACTGAATCAGAATCCGGACAGAGGAAGGATTACGGTCGCCCTTTGACGTGGTCTGCACCAGTGACTGCACCCCGAAGGTAACCCGCAGGCGGTCAATGTTCGCGGACGTAATGGTGCGCGTCACCGGTTTTGCCTTCGTCACTTCCACGCCCAGTCCGGTTTCAGCTCCGGAGGACTCAAAGCCTTCCGGTGGTGTCTGCTCCTGCTCCCCGGCACGCCAGACCGCAGTCACACCGTGTATCACGGGATTACCGTCCGTGTCCGTCAGCGGGGTTTTGTTCACCAGAATACTCTGCAGTCCCTTCACCGGACCTTCTATCGGTCCCTCACCAATCGCATCAATCACACTCATCATCTGCGTGGATTTGAGATTATCCTTCGCCTCACGAGGCGTGTGTGCCTTACCGCCACCTTTTCCCATACAGCCTTCCCCTGAATAAATTAACCGCCACTTGCCATTCCGTACAGAAGTCGGATATCCTTCGCCCGAAAAGCATGAAACACATTTCTGCCATGCTAAAGAGAAACCCCGGTATCAGCAGATACCGGGGTTTTCTTTCATGCCCACCGATAATCCTGTTGGTTAAAACCGGTAATGGCATAAAAATTCTGAATATCTTCACATTTTCACAAACTGACTGTGGCGCGTATAATTTCTCTGCGTTAATTTTTTTGTCGTGATATAAGAATAATTCCTTACACTTAATCTTCGTAACTCTCCCGCAGTTCCTGTCCGCGATCACTGCGGGATTTTTTTATTCTTTTTACCCCTGCCGCCCGATAACCACGACCTTTCCGCCCCCGCCTTCATCACGGGTGCTGATGTCCTGGGATATACGGCGGGAGCCAACCAGCATTTCCCCGTAAGGCACCGGCATCGGGTTCCCCTGGGCAATCATGTTATCCAGCGAGGAAAAGTACGTGTTCTGTCTGCCGTTATCCGTTGCGCGGTAATCCGGTGTTTTTGCCTTCGGGGCCAGCATCTGGGCCACACCGCCCAGTATCATGCTGGCCCCCAGTGAAAACAGCATCGTGGTGGCAGAAAAACCGCCGGCACTCAGGGCTGTACCCCATAACACCATCGAGGCACCGGCCGTGAAGAAAGAGCCCACGATGGCTGCCGCCCCCAGCACAATCTGCAGTCCGCCCTTTCCGGCTCCGGCCAGTCGCGGCACAATGTGGATGACCGTTCCCTCACCCAGCTGTTCGTGAAGACGGGCGTACACCGCCTCCGGTGCCGTGTCATCACCGGCAATACGTATCTGGTACCAGCCTTCGTTCATCTGACGGCGAAAGCCCGGCACCTGTAACGACAGGGCACGGATGGCTTCCGCTGCCGTGTTCACATACAGGCTGAGGCGGCGGCCAAATCGTTGCAAATCCCCGTGAAGGCAGATGCGTGCCAGTGGCGGTGACGCCAGACAGAATGCGTTCGTCGTTGCCATTTTTCGGAATACCTCTCCCGTTTACTCAGTTGTTCAGGAATATGGTGCAGCAGCTCGCCGTCACCACAGTAAATGGCGGCATGATTCGGCACCGATGAACCAAAACAGCACAGCAGCACATCGCCCGGCTGCGCCGCTGACAACGGCACCTGATACAGCCCTGTGGCCTCCAGATTATCAAGATAGAGATTCTGGCCGTTACGCCACCAGTCATCCTCACGATGAAAGTCCGGCATCTCAGTCCCCGCCAGATGGTAAGCGTCCCGGAACAGCGTGTAACAGTCCGTCACCCCGTGCTCAAAGCGCCGCCCGGTGAGATGCGGCACACAGCGGAACTTATGAATCGCCCCCCGGCAGACCAGCCACCACGGCAAATCACTCTGCACCTGCAGCCGCCGGTCGGCCTCACTCAGCCAGGGCAGACCACCGGGATGACTGTGGACCAGCGCCACAATCTCACCCTGCATCTCTGCCCGCAGCCAGTCTTCCGGTGCAATACGAAAATACGCCTCCGGCTCTGCAGAGATATTCACACAAGGGATATACCGCTCCCCCTCCGGCGTTCTCACCACTAAGCCGCACGACTCCGCAGGCACACACCGCCGGGCATGCGCCAGAATCGCTGATTCTGTCTGTGTCATTGGATTTACTGCGAAAGTTTATTAATGGAAAGGAAACCGCCAAAATTAGCCACCATGCCGCGCATCTCACACCCGCGCATGCACTTGCTGCATCTGTCCTTACGGATATCCGTGGTGGGGTTGTCGAACTCATCCGCCACCGCAGGACCGTTATACCCGCATTCATCTCCCCGGTAATCCCACATACAGGTGTTCGCCAGCATGATGCGACCGGGAAACAGCGCCCCGTCCGTCTCGGTCGGTGTAGCCAGCACAAACGAGGCCGTCATGGCTGTCAGCTGCGACATCTGCTCCACCACCCAGCGGTCACTCAGCTCCTGCTCCGGGTCCGCCTCCGGATTGCCCGCAACGAAATTCACCGCATCCAGAAAACGGGCATACACCCGGCGGCGGACCACCGTGGCCCCCACCAGACTCTGCAGGTCTTCCGCCATCCCGGTGACCAGACCGAACAGATTGGACACCGTCAGCGACGGTCTGGCACTGCTGCCCCGGCCGTTCATCTCAAAGCCGCTGCCGTCAATCGGGTATGCCTCATACTTACGCCCCTGCCAGGTGACCGGCTCCCCTTTTTCATTCAGCTCATTACAGAAAAAATACCGCTCACCACCCTGTACCGTCAGGTCGATTTCCCAGAGTACCACCCGCGGTGACTGCTCTGACTTAACCGACTCGTTCAGACTTTCTTCGCGAATATCCTGCATCAGTTCACCACCTGCTTAAACTCCGCGCTGAACTCAACGCGCAACATCCCGACCCGCGCAGACCACCCGGCACAGGTCACCTTTATCTGCCGGTATGCATAGGGTGGCTTCCACAAAAATGCCTTCCAGCCACCGTGCTCTGCCAGGAACGCTTCCAGATGCCGGGCCTCCTCCCGGGTCACGGAAAGCGTCACCCTGTATGTTTTCAGGTCAGCATTCAGCCCTGCCGCCATACGCTGTGAGTACCCGTCACCAAAACGCACTTCACGCACCGATGGCTGCGAGTTCACCTCCATATCCGGCTTCACTTTCCAGCGAAAGGTTTTCATCCACCGCTCCCTGATAACATACCGCCATCACGCAACTGCAGCCGGAGTTCATCCTGTGCCCCCTTGCGGGCCATCTCATACACCGCTTTCATCAGCTGCGGCCCTGCCCGCCCGTTGGGGCCGTCGTTCTGAATCACCACGTGATTGTTCTGATTAAAATTAATGCCTTCCGCCCGCCGCATCTGCGCCGGACTTCCGGCACCGCCGACATAACCACCTTCCGCATAGCCCCGCATCAGGCGGTACAGATTGCCGACACCAATCCGGCTGGTCGCCTCCTTCGTGAAGACAAACTCCCCGCGATGAACAATCCCCGCAGGTTCATATTTACCCCCCGTCCCCGTAAATCCCCCGGTCGCGAAATGGAAGTTCGCCGCCGCAGCCTGAATGGCCGTCCCCGTGGAGGCAGACGCACCACCACCGAAAGCACCGCCAATGGCGCTGCCGATACTCCCGACTATCCCCACCATCGCCTGCTTCAGAAAAATCTCTGTCAGCATGGACAGCACAGAACGGGTGAAACCACGCCAGTTCTGTTCGCTGCCGGTCAGCATCGCTGCCATATTCTGTGCAATACCGTCAAAGGTCTGCGTGGCAGCACTTTTTACCTGCGACATACTGTCCGTGGCACTCTCTTCCCACTCACTCCAGCCGGACCTGAGGCCTGCCATCCAGTTCCCGCGAAGCAGGTCTTCAGCCGCCCAGGTCTTTTTCTGCTCTGACATGACGTTATTCAGCGCCAGCGGATTATCGCCATACTGTTCCTTCAGGCGCTGTTCCGTGGCTTCCCGTTCTGCCTGCCGGTCAGTCAGCCCCCGGCTTTTCGCATCAATGGCGGCCCGTTTTGCCCGTTGCTGCTGTGCGAATTTATCCGCCTGCTGCGCCAGCGCGTTCAGGCGCTCCTGATACGTAACCTTGTCGCCAAGTGCAGCCAGCTGGCGTTTGTACTCCAGCGTCTCATCTTTATGCGCCAGCAGGGATTTCTCCTGTGCAGACAGCTGGCGACGTTGCGCCGCCTCCTCCAGTACCGCGAACTGACTCTCCGCCTTCCACAAATCCCGGCGCTGCTGGCTGATTTTCTCATTCGCTCCGGCATGCTTCTCCAGCGTCCGGAGTTCTGCCTGAAGCGTCAGCAGGGCAGCATGAGCACTGTCTTCCTGACGATCGCCCGCAGACACCTTCACGCCGGACTGTTTCGGCTTTTTCAGCGTCGCTTCATAATCCTTTTTCGCCGCCGCCATCAGCGTGTTGTAATCCGCCTGCAGGATTTTCCCGTCTTTCAGTGCCTTGTTCAGTTCTTCCTGACGGGCGGTATATTTCTCCAGCGGCGTCTGCAGCCGTTCGTAAGCCCTCTGCGCCTCTTCGGTATATTTCAGCCGTGACGCTTCGGTATCGCTCTGCTGCTGCGCATTTTTGTCCTGTTGAGTCTGCTGCTCAGCCTTCTTTCGGGCGGCTTCAAGCGCAAGACGGGCCTTTTCACGATCATCCCAGTAACGCGCCCGCGCTTCATCGTTAACAAAATAATCATCCTTGCGCAGATTCCAGATGTCGTCTGCTTTCTTAAACGCAGCCTCTGCCTTAATCAGCATCTCCTGCGCGGTATCAGGACGACCAATATCCAGCACCGCATCCCACATGGATTTGAATGCCCGCGCTGTCCTGTCTGCCCAGGTCTCCAGCGTGCCCATGTTCTCTTTCAGGCGGCGGGTCTGGTCATCAAACCCTTTCGTTGCGGCCTCGTTCGCCGCCTGCAATGCCCCGGTTTCATCGCCGGAACGCTGCAACTGAGCAACATACGCAATCTGCTCCGCCGTCACGTTATGGAACTGCTTCGCCATCGCAATCAGCCCCGACGTCGGGTCAGTGGTCAGTTTTCCGAAAGCCTCTGCAACCTTGTCCACCTCCACACCGGATGCAGAAGCAAAACGCGCGACACTCTGGTTGATGGCATCAAACTGTTCACCACCACGCACACCGGCATTCACCATGGCTGCCAGTGACTCACTCGCCTGGTTAAACGTCAGCCCTGCGGCCTGTCCGGCTCTGGAGAGCGTCAGCATGCGATCGGCAGTCAGTCCGGACTGATTACCGGAAAGAACCAGGGTTTTATTAAACGCTGAAAGCGTGGAATCTCCCTGGTACCAGGCGTACACCAGCGCACCTGTCGCCACCGCCAGCGAGGTGACCCCGACCATCGGCAGGGTGATCGCACCGGCAAGCCCCCTGAACATGGGGATCATCCCGCCGAAGGAGTCCTTCACCTGACCGCCCTGTTGCAGCAGGATCAGCCAGGGATTCTGACCACCGGCAAGCTGCGTGGCGATATCCGTAAACTGTGCGGGCAGGGTTCGCATGGCCGCTTTATACTGCCCGACGGAAATCCCTGCTTTTTGTGCAGCCAGCGCCTGGCGGCTCAGGCCCTGTTCAACAGCACTGGCGGTTTTTCTGGCGTCGGTATCCAGACCTGAAAAATGACGCCTTACCCGGCTCATCTGCTCATCGAAACGGACAGCATCCAGACTAAGGTCAATAACAAGATCACCAACCGGCTGGGACATATCTCACACCTCCCGGAATCCCCGCTGAAGCCATCATTAATGCGGCATCATCCACCATGACATCCGCCACATCCGCAGACGATAAAATATCGCGCCCTCCGTCCCCACCGAACCGGACGCCTCCGGCAAGTCCTGCCGCTTTCTGCATCAGCATTTTGTCCTCATCCGGCCTCTCCACCTGTTCTTCCTCATGCCGGGGGACAAGCAGACTGAAATCAGAGGGATGCATATCCGGATCGCAAAAAAACAGGCTGAGTACAGCGTACGTCAGCCCGGAAAAATGCATATCCAGCTGGGTATCCTGAAAATAATGCGTGCGGTAAAAACGGTGCCAGTCGGCATATTCGGTGGATGTCATCCCGGCAAGCATGGCGCGCCAGTCGGGTCTCCCCATCTCACGCGCCAGTCTGAGGGCAAAGTTCAGCTCGCCGTCGAAGACTTTCCCGCAGAAAAATCATCATCAGTCAGCGTGTTATTTTTCGCCACTTCAGTAATATCAGTATCCGGACGAACAGCTTCGATCATCCCGGACAGGCACAACACCACGTCTTCCGCCCGGGCAATGGCATCGGCAGGCCAGGTGGTGAGCACTTCCTGCTCTATCTTCATCACGGCCTCATTCATTGACGGTGACTGCGTTTTCTGTGGATGGTTATGCCACAGGGACATCGCCACCAGAAACGCGCCGGTTCTGACAAGATCTTCCACACTCACCTGCAGGTTGCCGCTGGCTTCAGCCTCTTCTGCCCGCCGTTTCAGGAGGGCAAGATGCTCAATACGCTGCAGCGCAGACAGCTCAGAAAGCGTGACGGATACACCGTTATATTCAAATTGTTCTGTTTTCAGGAACATCGCTTATCTCTCAGCTCTTTAGCCACCCGGCACATTATTAACGGTAATTTCAGCCACCGCAGCAAACTGACCATTACCGGAAATCACAGGGATGCTGACTTTTCCATCCTTAACCCCCGTCACAGTAATCGTCATATCTTTCACGCTAATGGTGGCTTTTGATGGATCGGCGGAAATCGCCCTGAATGTCTTATCCGTTGCATTTTCCGGTTCCACAGTAACGGTCAGGGTGGTTGTTTTCCCTTTTGCCACCGTACCGGATGTCGGCGTCACCTTAATCGCAGTGACCGGCGTAATTTTGCTGCGTTCTTCCGCTACAGAAGGTTTACCCACGTTAGTGACTTTCACCGTGCGGGTGATCACTTCTTTCGCCGTCACGGCCTTACCGATGCTGCTGACCCAGCCACGAAACACATCCACCGTGCCATTCGGAAAACGGATTTTATAGGCCCGGACATCGCCGCTTTCAAACCAGCCTATAAGCCCTTTCTGACCTTCCTCTCCCGGTTTCCAGGCCAGCGTAAAACTGGTATCACCTGCAGATTTCTGTCCCTGCCCGGTCGCGGTCCAGTCCGCGTCTTCATCATCCAGGTAGTTATCATCGTAGGATTCTGCCGTCATCTCGCCCGGCGTCAGATCCTTCACCTTAGCCAGTCGCTGCCAGTCATCGTCTGACAACGGGTTTGCATAAGCATCACCCTTGCCGTTGTAAACCCACAGAGTGGTACCGGCACCTTTTACCGGCTCAAGGGGATTTGGTGTTGCCATATCGTCCTCACATCTCGTATGTAATGGAATAAGTCAGATCTGCAGAACTCCATAACGCCATATCGTCATCACGACGATACTCATAGCCCTGCGTAACCATCGTGGTAATCAGTCCTGCCAGTGCCGGGATCGCGGTCATCGCCGGGTAAATCCGGCTTTCCATCCACTGATCAAGCTCTGAATCCGGTACCTGTGCCGGTAAAAACACCTCAATATGCAGCGTGGCCCGCCAGGTATCTGCATCCAGCTCTTCACCGGTATACTCTGCATCCGTCAGATAAACCGCGATCGCAGGAAAATCCTCTTCGTCAAAAACAACGGGGCGACCATCAAACAGCGTCGCCCCGTGTTCATGCTGCTCGAGTGCATCCAGCACTGCGGCACGAATGTCAGTGTGTTTCATCGTTTTATTGCAATCCTCAGTTGTTGTTTCAGCGCGGATGCCAGTTCTTTAGGCAGGCGTTCACGCCGGATACGGTCAACATTCTCATCAAATGCCTGTTTCAGTGGGGCCGCCATCGGGATTTTCACCACATCAATGGGGTAACGGTTTTTCCCGGCCACACGCTGCATGACATGCCAGCGACCATTTTTTAATCGCTGAATAAATGCCCGCTGATACCGATGCTGACCGGCTTTAAGTATGCTGTTCGGGCGACGCCCCAGCATCCTGATCCCCAGCTTAATCACAGGGAGATCACCGCGGTTAACGATAATTCTGGCATTCGGATTTCTGACCGTGGCCAGTTTCAGTCTGGACCGTTCCTTAACCAGTTTCCGGCGTACCTTTGTCTCCCGGGCAACCTGTGATGAAGACTGATTAATCGCCGTTGTGGCCACGCGGTTAATCGTCATTGCTGAAGCCGCCGGAATGGCGTTTTTACGAACCCGGCTCAGATTGTCAATCGCCTGATCAAGCCCTTTTATCGCCATAATTTCACCCTGCGTTTATCGTCGCCGGTTAACTGCGGGTGGTTGACCACGGTTGAGCCAGAGATAACAGCTGCCCCCGTCATCCGGAGAAACACGATCCACCCAGAACATCTCGCCGTTAATGGTCAGCGTGTCACCACGCCGCACGGCACGCACCGTATCCGTCCGCACAAATAATGACGGGCTGCTTCCTTCAATACGGACCCCGCCACCGGCAAAACCCAGCGACTCCGGATCGTCAAAAACCCCCTGAACTTCGCCGCCACGTTGTGCTCCGGAGGTGAACTGCGCACAGAGCCCCATCACTTCAACGATCGTACTGTCCACCCCGGCGAGGGCAGCATCAAAGGCATTCTGAAAATCACGCATATTCAGCCGTTCCGTGCTGTATCATGGCCGTTGCCAGTGATAATGGCACCAGAACACGCATACCCCGTAACGCCAGCTCAACGGGACGACCTGTCTCCGGGCAATACCCCATTACTTGCAGGCACTTCCGTCCCCGGACGGCTTTAACATCATCCGGAGCATCCGTGTTGTTCAACTGCTCACCATCGTCTGTGTGATTTTGATCAGCCCCGCTCTCATCAGAGTGCATAATGCCCTCCGGGGAAACAGCAAGCTCCTCTTCCCACTCAGACACACGTTGAGCAATATCCGCAGCACTCCCCGACATATCCGCCTCGCGCCCCAGCAGGCCAGCCAGTTGACGAAGACGATTCAGATTTTCTTCTTTTGTTGCCATCTCAGCCTCCTGTGAAAAAAGACACGGGGGCATTTCGCCCCCACTCCCGGATTATTTCACCTGTACCACCACAAACTCATCCGGATCCAGCAGCACCATCAGCGGTGCGGACTGCGTCATGGTGAATTCACGGGCCGGATCGCCCACAGTCAGCCAGTGTTTCGGATAACGGGAAGAGGCCACCACACCTTCGGACAACGCCTGCGCATCCTGAATGGCACCATAGCAACGAATGCCCTCTGCTGCCGTATTCCCCAGGACCAGTGTGCCCTCCGGCAGATAACGTTTTTCGGTACCGTCCTCTGCCACATAAGACGTTTTCGCCACCACAATGGCCAGATCGC